AGCAGATTGCAAAGGGCAACCTTTGACGGCAACCTAGCCGAAGGATTAGACGGCGCACAGATACAAGATTTGCTCGATGATCTACTGCTTAACTCTTGGAACGAAGTCCCAGCTGCCGAAACTTGGAATACCTATGATCCGACAGAGACTTGGGCTAATGCTGAAAATATTGGCTTAGGTGAAATTGATGCTGGCGAATATACGATGGTGAGCCGCCAACTCACCGACGCGGTAATTTCCAATATCGCCAATCAAATCGCTTCTTCAGCTCTTGGATATTTATACGAAGATGCCAATGGCCTTATCGGTTACGCTGACGCCAGCCACCGGCAGGATTACCTTGTGGCTAACGGATATACCGACCTCGATGCCAATCACGCAATTGGCGCAGGAATTGGAATCGTCCAGCGACAGGGGGAATTAGCCAACAAAGTCATCATTGATTACGGCAATAACTTTAACAGCCAATATATCGCCCAAGATGCTGACTCACAGGCCACTTATGGCCTTTATGCCGAGCAGTTTTCAAGCTATGTCAAGAACGCGGCGGATGTCGAAGATATGGCGGATCGAGTAATACAGCTTCGCGCCTATCCTCGTTACCTATTCCAATCCATCACCTTTCCCATTCAAAACCCAGAGATGGACAACGGCGACCGCGATGCGCTGCTCTCTATCTTTATGGGCCAACCGATCCGCATCACTAACCTTCCGCCACAATTGCTGGGTGGAGAATTTACCGGTTATGTCGAGGGCTGGACATTCAGAGCCTCAGTCTCGGGCCTTTTAATAACGCTTAACGCTTCACCAACAGAATTCTCGGCAGTCGCCCAAAGATGGAACCAAGTCAATGCGGCAGAAAGCTGGAATAGTGTGCTTAATACCCTAGAATGGCAGGACGCGATTGGAGTGATTAGTTAATGGCAACAACGACGAATTTCGGGTGGGAGACGCCCGATGACACCGACCTTGTAAAGGACGGCGCCTTAGCGATTAGAACGCTAGGCAGCGCAATTGATACCTCTCTTGTTGATCTCAAAGGTGGCACAACCGGACAAGTGCTTGCTAAAGCTTCCAACACTGATATGGACTTCACTTGGTCGTCCGTTGATCCATTGACAATTCTTGACGCTAAAGGTGATTTAATATCTGCGACCGCTGCTGACACTCCTGCAAGATTAGCGGTTGGAACAAACGGCCAAGTTTTAACGGCAGACTCGACAACCGCAACAGGCTTGAAATGGGCGGCGCCAGCTTCATCAACTCCATCGTTTTATGGAGCATCTGTTTATAATTCAACGAATCAATCAATACCAAATGCAAGTTTGACTGCTTTAACTTTCAATAGTGAGTTTTTTGATGTCGGTGGATACCATTCAACTACGACTAACACCGACAGATTTACAATTCCAACAGGGAGAGCTGGTTATCATACTGTTTTAGTTCAAATTTGTTGGGGTGATAACACAACGGGACGTAGGACTGTTCGTCTTATAAAAAATGGTTCCACCGCGATTTACGCTGGTGACGTTTTTGCTCAGACAGGAACTTCTGTCAGTAACTTAATCAATTGGACTGGTTATTTGGCAGAGGGCGATTACATCTCTTTACAAGGTTATCAAAATTCAGGTGGCAATTTAATTGCTTACTTGACTGATGCTGATGATTTAACTAATTTTTCAATTCAATTTGTAGGAGCATAAAAATGGAACTATGGAAAAGAATTGTTGATGCCTTGCAATTAGAAGATACGGCAGATTTATTAAAATTGGGAATAGTTTTATACGATGATGCTGATGGACAAGGTGCTTATATAGCCGAATGGAATTACTCACAGCCAATTCCCGAAGGTTTCAAATTAGGGAAGTAATGCCTAAACTGTGCAAAGCTGGTCAGCAATTAAGAGAACAAATTGACGACGATTATCCTGATCGCCAGCGTCACAGCGATGGTTGGATTGCTGACGCTCGTCACATTGCTAAAGGTAATTCTGACCATATACCAGACGCTCGAGGAATCGTCAGAGCTTTAGATATTGACGCGGATCTCAATGCCCACAAAGAAGAGGCTTATGCCCTTGTGGAGAAGATTCGTAAATGCGCCAAGCGAGGCGATAAGCGGATTAAATACATAATTTACGATGGCAAAATTATGAGTCCCATTATGAATTGGAAGCGCAGAAAATACAGAGGTGCTAACCCTCATCGGTCGCACTTTCACGTTAGCTTTACAACTTTGGGAGACAAAGACGGCAGCTGGTTCGACCTCGAAGGAGACAGACAAAATGGCAGAATTGAAACTGATGGCGGGAACGTGGGCGAAAACATTCGTCGCGACGGCTCTCTCGACATACCTCTCAGTAGGACTTCAACCCGATTACATTCTCAATGCGGCACTTGTGAGTGTGTTGCCTTCCGTGATTAACTGGCTTAACCCCAATTACGAGCGTTACGGCAAAATCAAATAATGGCAGCCTCCGACCTCGCCGCGACTATCGCTAGCGTTCTCGGATCAATCGGCCTCCTTATCGCCGGACTGAGATACATCATCAAACTTGAGAACATTCCCATTGTGTCGCGCCTCGACAAGATGGAGTCTCAGTTAGAATTAGCCCTCTCAGCAAAGGTGGCTAGAAATGGCAACAAGAAAACGCGTTAAGAAGCCAGTCAAGAAGGTGGCAAAACGTCGCAAAACGACGAAGGAGCCAATTCTTACGAAGCTGGATTTTTGGGCTATCGCTGCCAAAGAAGTCTATGACGCTTGCCGCAAAGCCGGAATGGACGAAGGCACAGCTCTGGCTTTTGCGATGGATAGAAGCTCTTACCCCGATTGGATTGTTGATCCGAGCGACCCAATAAAGAATCCGCTCGATGATTGGGAAGAGGACGACTAATTTACCTTCGCGAGGTGGAACTCTTTGAGGCGCTCAAGTCGGTTTATCCGGACTTAACGCCAGTCTCACCGACCGACCGCCACGACGGCATTACGAGCGACTCCTATATTGAGATGAAGTGTCGCCGCACCCATTACCCCACACTATTGATTGAGAAAAAGAAGTGGGATTATCTGGCCGGAATAAGGGCTAGGACGGGCGCTAGGACGCTTTATATCAACTCCACCCCACAAGGGGTCTATCAGTTCGATTTAGGGGCTATAAACGAGCCTGAGTGGCAATTAAAGGCCCTTCCAGATAAGACGGATTACGCCAATAAAGGGCTAGTGGAGAAACTCTGTGGGTTCTTAGACCTGCGACACTCCGAGCTGCTTCTTGTATAAATCCATTTAATTAAATACATTTATCCCGTAAATCCATTTAAGGATTACAGAACGGGAGCAAAAATGGCCACAATGGTCAAATTAAATATATATAAATGCGAAGTCTGTGGTGACAAATACCAAGATTCGTTTCCTAATCAAAATATGCAGGGCCAAATTGTCTGTCCTTATTGCCAAAGTGAGGGCTAGTAATGATAAATAATCCAGCAGTAATACGATTTGATAGCACTTCGGGCGCTTGGTCTGATGGTAAGAATTACGTCAAAGGCCAAATTATTCGCCGATATGCCATTGAGTCGCTAGGTAGAAAATCAGTAAGAGGGCGATTAAGTAGAGAAGAAATCTCGGCTTATTGGCTCGACCGGTTTGGGGTGAACGCTGATGTCGCATAACCTCACAGCTGAACAAATAGTGACCCTGCTCATCATTGGGTTCATTGGATTTTGGCTTGTATATGCCTCACTAGAGTCGGCTAAAGCGAAAGCCTTTAATGAAGGTTACAAGCGCGGAAGGGCCTCGAATCAATATGTCAGAGAGATCGTTAAGTGACTGGCTCTCGGACGCTGGTGACACCCTCGACGACAGGGGGCTTGAATATGGCGATCCGAGACACAATCTATTACGCATTTACAAAATCGCGAGGTTGCTCGGTATTCAGCTCAGAGACCCAGCTGACGTGGCGTTGCTATTTATCGCGACCAAACTCTCAAGAATGGTGGAGAGTCCAGAGCGCGAAGATTCGTATCTCGATCTCATTGGATACGCCGCTATCTTGGGCAGATGCCGATTTTCAACACCAGAAGATTGGGACGACGTTGAGTCTGACTCGCAATCATAACCAACACCAATGGTGTGACTATTGCAAGATGCGATGGGGACAATTGAAAGATGGGACTTGGCATCTTAAAGCCCAAGTGCCAGCTGTATGGAAGGTGCAGTCTGAAACGCCAACGCGGCGTATGCAGGTGCGCTTTTACTGCCAACCTTGTGCAAATGAAGCACAGAACTGGCCGGACGGAACGTTCTGGTCTTTGAAAGAACAATTGGAATATGCGATAGATGACTTCGCAGGGAGAGAGAAATTAAATGTCGAACTATCTTGATGATTACGTTTCGGTGCAGGATCGCTTAAAGGAGTTTATCAATGCCTATCCGGATTACCGCGTTAAGACTCACGTCCTTGAAGAGTCACTTACGCCGAATTGCGATGTTTATATTGTTAAAACTGAGCTTTACAGGACTGAGGCTGATGCTGCGGCTTGGACGACAGGACTTAGCAGCGAATCAAAGCAAAAACAATATGCTTTGGAACTTGCGGAGACAGGCTCTCTTGGGCGAGCTCTCAATCTCGCTGGCTTCTTTGCAAAGCCAAGCGGATCACCTAAGAAGCCAATACAGACAACAAAACCTCAGCTTGCAGAGTTCATTAAAGAACAACGCCCCAACGATCCTGAGCCGATTGTCTGGGACGTTACGGCTATCGCAGAAGAATTCGGAGCCGAAGTAATTGATGAAATTCCACTGTGCAATCACGGCCCGATGATTCTTAAACAAGGCAACAAGGACGGCAAAGAGTATCGAGGCTGGGTCTGCTCAGAACGCAACAAGTCTGCTCAATGTCCGGCTAGATGGCAGAGAATTGGATCAGATGGCAAATGGACATTCCAAAAATAAACGAGATGCACCCATTCAAGTGTGGGCCTTGTAAGAAGGTGACACCACACTTTTACATCACCAAGTACGAATCAGAGATTCAAGAGGGTGATTGGGTGTGGTTAATGGAGTGTCAGAATTGCTTCGAGCAGCGGTTATTTGATCCAATTGACCGAGTGATTAGTCGAGAAGATGAGATAACGCGCTGCGACCAATGCGGCAATTACAAGATGAAAGCTGCTAAATGCCGAATCTGTAAAATAGCCGATGGACAAGAGCGCATTAAAGAGCGCTATTGGAACGGCAATGCCACACTTGAGAGGTTCATTGATGCCGACATATGATTTTGAATGTCCGGCCTGTGGCGACGTTATTGAGCAGTTCTTTCACATATACGTCAGCCCAAAGATTAACTGCGGCCACTGTGGAGTTGAGATGCGTAAGCAATTCAAAGCCACTCCAGCACACTTCAAAGGCGATGGCTGGGCAGGGAAGAAGTAATGCCAAAGCCTCATTCAATTGCATATATTAAACAGCTACTTGAGTGGGGCTTTGACAAAGAGTTTATCGCCCGAGATATGGGCGTCAATCTGGCTTCATTAGAAGTCCGGTTAAACAGAGCAAAGAAAAGGGAGCAGAATGGCAATCAAGGATCTAAGTCTGAAACTGGCAGCGATTAGCCTGTTAGCAGACCAAGCAAAGCGCCTCAAGGACGAGCTAAGGGCTGAGTTACAAGCTGAAATGAATGAACTCGGCGCTGATCGAGTAAAGGCTGAATTAGGCGATGAGGTGGTTGCCTATATAACGACCAGTAAGCCGAAGTTCAAGTGGGTCGTACAGAATGAGCGTAAATTTGTACAGTGGGTGAAAAACAACATTCCTAGTGAAATAGTTGAATCGGTAAGAGAATCGTCAGTTGATGCGATATTGGATAAATTCAATTACGTTGATGAGTTAGTTATTGATCCCAATGGTGAGCCAATAGATTGGTTGGAGGGTAGT